CTGACAAAATCGACCACACCACAGGAGGCGAAAAGATAAACACGAATTTACCACCGATAATCATTCAAGTGGATGAAGATAAGTAAGCCACAACGTGAAGTACTGAGTTCCACCGCTCCGATAACGCTGTTTTTAGCAGGCGTAGGAAGTGGCAAGTCACATATTGCAGGCATAGTTTCAATCAAGTACATAAAAGAAAATCCAGAGGTTAAGGGCTTTATCGGCGCAAACACACACTTACAGTTGTCACAATCAACCCTCACACGTATATTTCAGGTGTGGGCTTCGTTGGGTGTTTACGAATACAACGACAAAACAGGCACAGGACATTATGTTGTTGATAAGAAACCGCCTAAACACTTTCATGTCATTGATTCATCATTCAGAGAGTATTACGGCATAATCTCATTCATAAACGGTTGCAGTGTGTTTATCGGATCAATGGAAAATGCAAAGGCGCACGATGGAAAAGAATTTGGTTGGGGTATATTGGACGAAACAAAGGACACGAGAGAATCAGACGTTAAAGAGGTTATTATTGCCAGGCTCCGACAAAAAGGCATCAAGAAAGCAGGCAAAGATATTTGTCCCCTGTATATCTTCACATCTCCAGCAAAGGTCAAATGGCTGAATGAGTGGTTTGAGATGGATAACAGTATTGGCGAGATAACAAGAAGGTGTATCAGTAAAACAGAGTATTATGTTTCTCGCACTGTAAACAAAAAAGTGATTATATCGAGTACATTTCATAATCTATCGAACTTGCCCGAAGGGTACATCGAAAACATACAGGCAAACAACAGCGAAGAAAGGTCAAAGGCTCTCATATACGGCTATCCATTCAGCGCAACAGGCGGAGAGTATTACAGCAGTTTCAGCATTCAAAAGCACGTTTCAGATGTTCAGTACATGCCCGAAAAGGCTCTACATGTGAGTTTTGACCAAAATGTCAACCCTTATACGCCTGCATTGGTTGCACAAATCGACATTCAGGATGATTATATTTACGTTAATTTCATTGATGAGGTCATCATGAAGCACCCGAACAATAACACAGAGGCATGTGCAAAAGAGGTATTAAAAAGATACTACACACACAATGCAGGGGCATTTGTTTATGGTGATTCAACAGGAAAGCGGAGATTAGGCGCAACTGCCGAAATGAAAACACACTATGAGATTATATTTGACATTCTCAAACCGTTACTAAGCAACACAAGCAACAGAGTAGGAATCAAAAACGAACCACATTTGATTAGACAAAACTTTGTAAATTCACTCTTAGAAGGCAAACATAACATAATCATCAGAGTGAACAAAAAGTGTAAGTATTTCATTGATGACTTGCTATTTATTAAGCAAAATTCAGAGGGTGGAAAGCACAAGGAAACGGCAAAAGACGAAAACAAAATCACGTATGAAAAGTATGGTCACTTGTCAGACTGTGGCGATTACTTACTTACAGAGGCATTCAGAGGCATTTACGAAACTCACTATAAAAAGAAATAAGTATGACATTCAAATACAACATAGGACAAGAAGTTTATCTGAAAACCGACCCCGATCAACTCAAAAGGCCTGTAACAGGCATATTGTTGCGCAAAGGGTCAATTATATATTATCTGAGTTCTGGAGTGGACGAAACATCACACTATGACTTTGAAATCACAACGGAACGAGTTTTATACTTCGCGGGAAATTAAAAAAAAGTAACCACAAATAAAAAAAAGTAATATATTTGCAGCATGGAAAATCAAAATATACCGTTAAAAAGACAATATGAGGAACTGTTTATTAACAACCTCACTAAAAAGCATGCACTATACAAGCAGACTACTGAGTTAGCCAAAGACTATAAGTCATGGATGACAGGCGTTGGGCTTGATTCGTATGTAAGAAGCTACGACAAAAGAGAAACACCCACAGAAAAAACGGCACGTTTGCGAATAACGAAGCACCTGCTGCCTCGTGTTTCTCAAAATGTACGAGATTCATACATGAAGGCGCTCAGGAACAACAACGTAAATATCGACGTTGATACGGAATCACTTGGAGAGGAAGAAAAGAAATCATTTGACAATGCGAGAGCCTTGTTTTTTCAATTCGACACAGTTGAGGAATACTGGATGAATAGGTACAAAGAATTGCAGTTCCTTGACCCCAATGCGTGGCTTGTGGTTGACTTTTACAACACAGACGAGGGTGTGAAGCCTTATTTGAGAGAGGTCGCCTCAGAGAATGTTATTACATACAAGTACATCAACGGAAAGTTAAAGTATTTGATTTTCAAAGAAGGTCAGGACTATTACCTGTATTCTCTTGACTTCGTAATGAAGGCATCACGTACAGAGGTGCGCACTCAGGAAACTGTAAAAATTGATGACTTTGGCAAAATTCTGAGCAGCAGCAGAGTCATTCAAAACTACATTGTTCAATCGTCCATGTACGACTATAATGAAGCATTTGCAATGCAAGTGGGCTACATTCGCAGCTCTGTAAATCCAGAGATGTTTGTTTCTCCTCTTGAAAAAGCACGTCCGGATATTGAGCGTTTAGTTTCTCAGGTGTCCGAATACGACATAAACACTATCATTCATGTTTTCATGCAGAAATTTGAGTATGCAGGAAAATGCGCCTATCATGGTTGCGTTGGCGGCACACTGGCAGATGGTGCGATTTGCCCGAACTGTAAAGGCACTGGACTACAACCGAATCACGAAAGCGGAATCGACACGGTTCAATTACCTATCCCAAGAGATGTTGCCGACATGATGGAGTTATCGAAGCTGGTTCATTACGTTCAGCTGCCAATTGACATCGTGAAGCATCAGAAGGAGGAAATAATGTATTCCATTGATGAGATTGAAAAAACGGCAATGAACAGCGATATTTTCACACGTTCCGAAATTTCAGCAACAGCAACCGAAAAAAACATTGAGCTGCAAAACGTGTATGATATACTGTACCCCTTTGCAGTGAAGTACTGCCAGACATACCAATTTATTTTGGAAAAAATGGCTGACCTGTTCGGGTTCAATGAAAAGGTGAAAGTAAGTTATTATGTTGATCGTGACATGAAGTTAAAGACAGTCGTTGAGCAAATGAATGAAATCGGAACAGCAATAACAAACAACATTCCTTCGTTCATTCTCAATTCAATGATTGATAAATTGGCAAAAACGGAGTTAAGAAACGACCCTGAAGGATTGAAGCAATACGAAACAAAGAAACTATTTAACATCACTTCAGGACTTACAGCGCAAGAGAAATCAATGCTAATTGCAGGGCTGCCAACTGACAGCGAAATCAGAATCATGGTATTGATGTTTGAACATATCTTTGTACTTGCTGAAATGGAAAACAAGGACTTTTACAGTCTTGAATATGCAGCACAAAAGACAATCATTGACAGTATTGTTTTGGAGCTGAAAGAGAAAATGAAAGCACCTATTACACGTTACGACATAGCAGATGAATAGCGAAGCCGTCATAAAGGAATTTGAAAAAGACATTCGGGCAATGCTCAAAGACATTGGCAGGGTATCGGACAAATACCTGAATAGCCTTGTTATTGACGGTCAAAAGAACGTATTATTCTCTCCTGAAAACATTCAACTATCTGGCGAAATGGATGCTGAATTGCAGCGTATCACTCAAAAATATGGAAAGATATTTGAGAGGTACGGCAAGCGTATGATTATCCTGAGTAAATCAATTATGAGCGACTTTGAAGGTATGGGAACAAAGCAACAGTTGGACCGTTCAATGGAGCGTGTGCAGCAGATGCTGGAAAGAGTCGGCATACAGCCAAACGGCACAATATCACCTTCATCATTCTTAGGTACCTTCATCAATGCCGAGCCGTTGCGTTTGGAAATCAGGAAATTTCTTCAGGAGACAGTCGCAACAGGTAGGAGTTTTTCCTCAACACTGACAGAATTCAATAAACGATTCAAAGGTGACGGCGAAATGACAGGCAAAATAGCTGGATATTTCCGCACAACGATTAAAGATATGACATGGGAAATTGAGCGTACAGCCTCCGAAACATTCGCAAAAACACTGAATTTACAGTACTTTATCCACGACGGAACACTCATGGAAACATCAAGAGAATTCTGTATAGAGAGAGCAGGCAAGGTGTTTCACGTTTCGGACGTTGAAAAATGGGAAAAGAATCTACCGTATTTTCCTGAGAATTACGACTACTTCAAACACTGTGGCGGCTATGGCTGCAATCACCGCACAAGGTGGATGAGCAACGCAACAGGGGCTAAATTGTACCAACAAAAACAACCACAATCGCCAACGCCACCACAAGAGCAGCCATTTATGCCAGCCGCAAATCATGCTGAAATAAACAGTAGAATGAGCGCAATAGGAATAAATAATGTTAATCTTTCTAAGATGCCAATTAATGAGGCAAATGCCATATTAGGGGCATATGAGAAAAAATTAAAAGGGGTTGACTTTAGTAAATTGAATAACATTACTACAATAAGAACAGGGTCGGGTAAAAATGTTGGCGCATGGTATAAACCTGGAACAAATGAAATCGAATTTAATGTAACAAACATCAAGAAATATCCCGAAAATGGAATCCCTGTATTGAGCTGGAATGACAGATTAAACGCTGTGGATAAAAGAATTACAGAGCTCAAGACAAAATACTTAAACAATCCTTTGTATGATCAAAGGGATGTGAATAACAAAATAAGAAGGCTATCCAATGATAAGGCGACAATAAACATCAAAATAAAAAGAGATGAAAAGCCGCTTCCATTTACAGTGGGAAGCCAATTAACAAAACAACAAAGTATAGAAGCAACCACAATACATGAAACAGGTCACTACATAAGAAAGAATTTTGTAAAAAAAACTGATTATCGCTTTGACTATCAAAAAAGACCGTCAGAATATGCAGGAGAAAGCGATGAGGAGTATTTCGCAGAATGGTTTACCCAGTACAAAATGCATGGATCAGAAAATGTACCAGATGATTTATTAACCATATTTAAAAACCTAAAACTATGACAATATCAACATGCCCCTATTGTGTTCACTACACAGGAGATTTAAAATGCGAAGCGTTTCCAGACGGTATTCCAAAAGAAATACTAAACGGAGATAACGACCATTCAATTCCATTAGAAGAGCAAGAAAATGAATTAACATTTGAGCGAAACAACAATGGCTAAATTCGACATTGACAAATATAGCGACATGCCCGACATTCGCAGCGCCTTTGAACGGAAAATCAGAGCAGCAGTAATGTTTGGATATATAAAGGCGTTGTCAGGGCGTGAAGTGGAAGGCAAATACTGCTCACGTAATGAGGCTGTAAGACTATTCATTGAAGATAGCGGACTGAATGAGGATAAAAGCAGTCTTGAAAGCCTCTATGTTCATGCAATGCGGATGGAAACCAAGCACAACAAAGAGAAATGAAACTTTTTAGTATAAACATAAACCTAAACAAAATGGCACAAGTAAAATTTATCAAGAAAATGGGTGATGAAACCGTATCATGCATGCGTGACATCAGCCAAACCAAGTCTATGACCGAAAACGGATGGACAATTGCAGGGGGCAGACAAACCCCCACCGCAGGAATCGCAAAGGTCACAACTCCGAAAGCAGATGCAGTGAATCAAGCGTTAATCGACATCGCTCATGCGAAAGCGGAAGCAATGGGCGCAACGGTTGACAATGAGGAAAACATTGTTGAGGAAAGCACCAATGAAGATCAGACACAAGAAACTCAACAACAAGT